TAATCAACTGAGTAGTCTGATAAACAGCAGGTGAATAGTGCTAGAATAGAACAGAAAAAATTATAAATTCGAATAAACCATCTCTTGGTGAAAGACCACCGACTAACGCGCTGATTCAAAACTGAAACTGTGTCTTCTTGAACCTCCTTGGCTTGTTCTAAAGCGGCTAAGAGAATTCGATTGATGACTTTAGCATCCCGGATACTGTATTGGTGACACACCTGACGCGCTGTACTGGCGTTGGTGCGCATAACATTGGTTCCGACATGAGGCGCCCACATAAATTGGGCAGCCAAATCAGCTACTGCGTTGTCGTAATTTGGAACTTCTGCTCCTGGCACTTTTACAGTAGGGGTGGTAGGCACGGGTTTGTCTGGAGATAGTCCATATTCTTCATAAAATTGAGCTACGGTCTCAACAGACTCATAGCTAAAGTTCGGAAACAACTCGATAGGCACGGCTCGGTATTTAAAAACTCGCATCGAGCCATGCGTGACCAACAAACTCCATATCAAAACTATGCCAAGATCTGGGTAAGCCATGTGGTTGGTTCTATCCCAAAATTGCATATCATGATAATGGTATCTAGCACTGTTACCACGGTACTGAACGGTTATTGCTCCGTCCTTATTAATGTACTCTGTGGTATGGTCTGGCTGACCTATATGAAAGTAAGCCAAACCCGAGCGCGTGTTGGTGTTTGCCACTACACAAGCCCAATGTACGGGATTCATGTAGTATAGCGTATCTGGGGCAAAGGCGTAGTCAAACACTCGACAATCACACTCCTGAGGGTCGTGATCACACCAAAGTCCCGGACGGGATTCGTTGTTGCGGAACAATTGTTCTACGGTTTGATCAGAGGAGAGATGAAGAACGGGTTGGTTTGTCCACGTTCTGGCTCTCGTGACCAATCGACTTAGGGCTTTTTCCCTATTGCTCTTACCATACACATTTTGAACCAGATGTCTGTCTGGCAAAACTCTCCTCATGTAATTGTGACAAAACTGTTCAGCAAAATTACGCTCAAGGGCGTTATGAGGGTGGTGAGGGTCGATGTTAGTCCCGGTTTGTTCATAATTAATTGAATAAACCTTGGCGGTTTCAGCAACAAAGGCTGACCAGGACTCTTGTCCATCCGTAAAGTCAACTGGGTAATGTGACTTTGCTGTCTTAACTGTAGGTGTTCCAGCCACTCGTTTATGTACGTTACAACAGACTACGCATTTATTGCAGTTGGTCTGATGGGTGGGTTGGTTACAGGAACACAAGGTGTTTAAAGGATGGTGAAAACGGCATTCTCCAGTGCAACACTGGCGGCAGCGGTTGTTTTCACAACGAAGTGAACGGCGATTGTCATGACACTGAACACATTCGTTGTCAACTAACTTTATGTCTGGTTCGACTTTAGTTCGTTGTTTCTTCTGAGGCGGGTTTTCCTCAGAAGATTGACGCTCCTCACGTTTACGTTTTGGAGGGTCTGAAGGTGTCGGGCTCTGTACCGACTTCTGCGTTTTTTCCGATCGTGTGACAGATTCCTTCTTTCTGTACGCGCGGGTTCCTCTCTTTTTAGCCTGAGAGGCAATTTTAGGCTTAACGGCTCCCTTTTTCGACTCAATGTCTACTGGAGGGACTCCTTTGGTGCGGCGTTTAATATAAGTTGTACTCATAGTGGGCATAGGCTCCGTTAAAAATGTGAATTTATTTGAATACAGGACTTTCACAAACCTGCCGGCATATAGCCTCGGCCAAAAAAGATGGGGC